GTAATTGCTTGCGGGGGTTGGCGCTATCAGCCAATGCGTGTAGTCGTAGTAACAGTAGAACTTGGGGACGTCTTTCAGGGTCGCATCAGGCCAGTATTCGCGCAGAGACTCGTATTTGCGCAGAAGCACGGGCTGGCGTGCGCCTGCCACGGTGTTGTTCTTTGAGACTGTCTTGTGCCAACGGGCTGGTTTTGCGATGACCGCCTCACCATCGACCATGGTGCTGGCATTTACGGTCAAATTGCCCAAAAACTTGATCTGAGACGCAATCACCTGCTCTGCAAGCATGATGAAAAGCGGGATTTTCTCGATTGTTTGCGTGTCAGTACGCTCCAGATATGACTGGATGTTCTCGACCAAACTGTCGTATGTCATAACGCTGGCTGTGGTCACGATTATTTCCCCAAGATAGTGCTTGACATTGTATTGCCGCTGTCGGTATTAGGCAAATACGCGAGTTCCAGCCTTGTCAATGATCAGTTTGCTCTTTCTCGGGGCGGCTCCAGCGACGTTTGGCACGGAAATGTGCGTCCAGCGGTCGAATTCGCGGATCACTTGGTCGTAACCCAAATTGGAGGCAATGACGGCCCTGACGACCTCATCTGGGGTCATGCCGGGCACTCGGATGTCCGCCGCGCAACCAACTCGGTGCTGGCTGGAATCTTTGGAGCCAACGGCATCGTTGACTTGTTTTGACCTGAAGGCGCTGTTGACCATGATGGGCTTGCCTCCAAGTACATTTTTGACGTCTTCAAGAAACAACGCAAGGCGCTTGAGGTTTGCAAGTTCTGATTCATTTGGCGTGTTGTCGTATTCGCGGTGATCTGTATGGGTCAGTTCTTCCAAGGTGAAGTGTTCAGACAAGTTCATGGTTCAACTTTCATGGTTTGGATGGTGTTGTAGGCGTCAATGCAGGCGTTGAGTTGCCTGATGGCGGCGTCTCCGTCGTCTGTGATGGCGACAAGAGCTTGAGCAAACGCTGGCTCAAGTTCGGCTCTTGCTTCTGTATTGTCGCTGGCAGGGGTGGAACCTGTGGAGGCACATAGGGGGCTTTTGGTGGGGATTGACAAGCGCAGAGTGCCATCAGCAATGGCAAAGTCACGCTTAATAATTTCAGTTTTGGCATCGCTGTTGGCTTTCTGTAGTTTGGTTGATATGTCGTTGACTTTGGATGTCATGGCACGCTCAACCTCACGGGCTTGAGCATTGAGCCGGGCAATTTCAGCTTGCTGTTCAGCTTCGGCCTCGGCGTAGCCTTTGTGGTGGCCCGTGAAGAATGCGCCAATGAGCGCCAGCACAAACCCCAATATGACGTATGGGTTGAACATTATTCTCCGCTTTCTTTGTCAGAGATGTGGATGCCCGTGATCAGGCCAATGAACCCGCCAACAATGGTTTGGAAAGCTGGGCCGATGATGTCGTACACAACTTTGTTGTCCACGGTGGGATCGTAGATGCCAAGCAAGAACATGTAGATCATGCAACCCACAACGCCCATCAGGGACAGGGCGGCAATCACTGTAACAACACCTTTTAAATTCAACATACTGCACCTCAGAATGGTAAATAACTCAACGCCTTTTCCATCGCACGCTTGGCGAGTGGTTCGGGCAACACATACACAAAGTCAAGGAACCACCAAACGCAAGCGACTTTGCAAAATAGCCGAAACCACTTTTTAAAGCCCTCGACGATCTCATCCATGATTCCTCAACTGGTAGATGCCATAGCCCACCATGCCGATCAACAGAACGCCAGCAAGTGACCCTAGCACAATCTCAATGGCCTCCTGCATCTCTTTCTTCTTCTTGGCGGCGGCGTCTTTCTCACGCTTGGCGGCTTTGGCAAACTCAGCCTCCATTGCATTTGCTCTGGCTTTGATGCGGTTCCAAAGCTCCATATGGTTTGGGAAGAAGAGTTTGTTCTTTACGTCTTCCTCAAACTGACGGTTGCGCTCAATCGCCATTTCAATCTCAAACGCCTTTCCCATGGCCGAACCTTTGAAGTTGCCATTCTTGGCGTCAAGGACAACTTGAAGTCCATTGACCTTGGCGTCGAAGTAACGGCCCAAAAAAGGGCCGAGGGACTCTACGTTTTGGGCGGTGTTTGCCGCCTTTTTGACAAGGTTAACCGCTGAGTTAATCGCGTCAAGTGCTTCTGATGGATCAATCATTTTCTCCCCGCTGTTATTTAGAGCAGACGCTGACTTGAAACGATGGTCTGCCAGCACCGCCTTTTCACGCTGGAGCGTTCAGGTCATATGCCAATAATCTTTTTAAAAAGTTCAGCCGCAACACCGGGGCCAAGAAGCACAGCCGCAATCACAAAATACAGCAAGTATTCGATCTTGGTCATGCGCTTGGAGCCGTCGTCAAAGCGTGCTTGGATGCCTTCGTACCGTTGTGCGCAAATTGCCTCGTGGACACTCAATCGCTTGTCAGTCTCAGTGGCAAGTTCGTGAACCCCTTCCATGGCTTACTCCGCTGGTGTTTCTATTGGAAGCTCTACAGGAGGAGCCACAGGAATGGCGTCACGGGCTTCTTGCTGGACAGCGTCAATCATTTGGTACACCTCTTGGTATGGGCGTGTGCCAAGGTAGCCAAGGATATTGTTGATGAGTTGGTCAGAGATCTTCATGTTTGCTCCGGTTGATCCATTACTTTGTAGTCTGCACCCGCTGACGGGTTTTTGATGACGTGAAACGTCCGCGTATTGTCTTCAAGCGCCATAAACTCGTGCGGTTGTCCAGCAGGGAAATCCAACAACTGCCCCGCTACTGCTTCCATTTCCCAGTCATGGGAATACGCCTTGATTTTGCCCCGCGCCACAATGGTAATGTGGGCGTTGTCTTCAGTGTGGTTGTGCTTTGGGAGGATGTCGCCAGCCTTCTCAAAGTCATACATGGCCCCTCGAATGGAGCCAAGGCTTTCCAGTGTTTTAACCAATAACATTTGGCGCGGCTCCCGGTGCGGTTGTGTCGCCAAGAGTTGGCGCTGGCACTTCAACCCACGACAATGTTGCCTCATCCCATTGATAAAACGGCGGGTTGTTTGGCACAGGCATTGGTACAGGGGCTTCCCATGTGTACGAAAAACTGTTCATTACCCATGATGGATACGGAGATGGCGGCACAAAGCCTTCTCCTTCTGGGCCGTTTGCCAAATACATGTAGCCAATTCCAGCAAAGTTTTTACGAAATGCTTTGGATTGATCTGGGTCAGGCACATAAGGATCGCTGTTTGGCGTGTAGTAAATCCCACCACGAGTGTTGTAGCTTGTTTGAATCCAGCTTGCAGGGTCACCCCAGTTGCCTGTGTCAATTTCCGCTTGGTCAATAACCAATACTCGTTGAACAATGTTTTGGTCGTTAATTTCTGCAAATTGCGCCATAACTTTCCTTACGCTGTAAATGTGCCAGAAGAATAGAAGTAGTGGTACACATATCCTCCAGTAATTACAACAGTGCCACCAGTACCCTTTTGGGTTGTGCCAGCATAACGGACAACAACAATACCAGAGCCTCCAGCAGAAGTGGTGTAAGTACCACCACCCAAACTAGCACCGCCACCACCACCGCCACCACCAGTATTTGCTGATCCTGAAGGTGTAGCAACGCTAAACGAACTATTTCCAGAACCGCCGCCGCCTGATCCACCAGAACCCAAAGCAGAATAAGCACCCGCTGAGCCACCACCACCGCCAGCATAAATAGTGCCATTAGACCAAGTAGCACCAGCGCCTCCATTACCAGAAGGTGAATTGCTGAGGTTGGCAAAACGGCTTCCACCTACTGCTCCAGCACCACCACCGCCGCCCGATCCTGCATAATCCGTAGTGGTACAACAGCAAGGGCCACTAAATTCAGTTCCACGGAATCCATTACCACCATTATTTCCTTGGCTGGGCGATGTAGATGGCGTATTACCAGCCGCCCCTACAGTTACGTAAAAATAACCCACTTGAGCCGAACCGCCGCCACCGCCAGAACCCCCAGTTTTTGCACTTGTGGGGCTATTATAGTAACCGCCGCCACCGCCACCAGCAGAAGTTATGCTGTTAAAACTTGAATTATTTCCATTGTTACCATAATTAGCGGTAGTTTGCGCCGCACCGCTTCCTACAGTTGCGGTCAATGCAGTTCCTGTTGAAACAAGTGCGCTTCCAGTTCTATAACCACCAGCGCCGCCGCCGCCGCCGCCATCAAAACCTTGATAACCAAAGGCATGACCATACGAACCGCCGCCGCCACCAGCGACTACAAGATATTCAATGGTGTAGCCGTTTGACTTGCCATACAGTGAGTTCATACTCCAAGACGTACCGCTACCACCAACACCAGCCAGCGTGCGAACAGCCGCGTCGTTCATTGATATCGTTGCGGTCAGGCTCAAGCCAAGCTCAGATGCAACACTGACTGGGCTGGTTGTGCCACCCATATTGAGGGCACCGGATGAGGGCATTGTCATGCTTGTTCCTTATGGTGTGCCGTAAGCTGTAATGTTGTTTGCCGCAATCAATGCGCCTGTGCTACTGATTGAAAGTATTGTGGTTGCGCCATATTTGACAATCAATTTGCCGCCTGATTCCTGCACTGTAAAGTTGGTTGTTGTCAGGCTTGTGACGCTACCACCCAATGTGATGCTTCCAGAGCTTGTCACCGTGCCAGTCAGGGTCAAACCGTTGGCTGAGCCTGTGCCTGCAACTGAAGTTACCGTACCTCCACTACCAGCATTTGTAATGGTGATGCCGCCCGAAGTGTTGCTGATTGAAATACCAGATCCCGCAGTAAGCGTAGCTAACGTATAGCCAGTTCCATTCCCGATGGGAATTTGTCCGTTTGCGGGGGTTGCCGTCAGTGCGGTTCCACCATTTGCCACGGGGGTGACGTTGGCGGCAAGTAGCTTTACTGTGCCAGCGTTGTTCTTGAAGTACAGCTTCTCGTCAACAAGGTTGATTGCAAGCTCACCCGCAGACAGGTTGCCAGCAATAGGCACGGCAGAAGTCGTGGTGCTTCTGTATAGCTGAATCGGCGTATATCCAGTTTGTGACATGCTTATCCTTTCGCCTCAAGGGCGGCTAACCGGGCTTCAAGTGCGACAACACGCTCTGCCAATTTTACAGCGGCGACCAGCGCGGCGTTACCGTATGACACAGACAATTTGCCTTCGGTGTTTTCCATAACCGAATATGGAAGCAACTCTTGAAGTGACTGAGCAGAAACACCGTCTTGAGTAAGTTTAGTGTCGGTGCGGTCAAATGTGCCGTGTTTAACTTTGGCAAGTCGCTCAATAAAGTCTGGCCCATATCCGCGCCAATTTGTTTTTACACGCTCGTCTGAATAGGCGGTTACGTTACCAGAGCATGTAAAACTTCCGCCGTTTAAGCTAAAGTTTGCGCCGTCATAGTACAGATAAACAGAACCGCCGTTTGTGACAAAATAATATACGCCTGTGGTTCCAGATGATCGACGCGCAACAATATCACCAGTTGCTCCAACTCCAGAACCTCCAGCAAAAGTTACAGCACCAGAAAATGCACCAGTAGTTGCTGATACTGTACCGCCAGACTGGTTGGTGGCGGTTGTGGCTGTCGAAGCGTTACCCGTCAAAGCCGCAGTGATTGTGCCTGCTGTAAAGTTACCCGAGGCGTCCCGAGCAACAATTGCGCTTGCAGTGTTTGCGCTTGTAGCTGTTGTAGCTGAGTTTGGAATGCTGGTCAGGCCAGCACCAGATCCAGAGAACTGAGTGGTCGCAGTGATCGTTGTGCCGCGCACAGTCGATGCGGTTGTTGCACCAACAGTCGTTCCATCAATTGTTCCACCAGTGATCGCCACCGAGTTTGCGGCCTGCGTAGACATTGTTCCCAAGCCAGTGATAGCCGTGTTCGGGATGGTGGTGGAGGCCGTCATGGCGCTCGTACCGTTGCCGTACACATAACCTGTCAAGGTAGTCGCGCCAGTTCCGCCGTTTGCCACGGGCAAGGCAGTTCCTGAGTAACTGATTGCCAATGTGCCACTGGTAGTGATTGGGCTACCAGTGACCGACAAGAACGAGGGCACAGTGGCCGCAACGCTGGTCACCGTACCACCCGCACTTGCAGTGGCTGAGATTTGGATGCCGCCTGCGCTGTTGGAGATGGTGACGTTTGTGCCAGCACTCAAAGTCGCCAAAGAGTAACCAGTTCCGTTACCGATTGCCAGTTGGCCGTTAGCTGGAGTGGCCGTCAAACCTGTGCCGCCGTAGGCCACGCCGATTGCAGATCCATTCCATGTACCAGCCGCCAAAGTACCGACACCAGTGATACCAGTGTAGGAACCGCTCAAACGGGCCGCAGGAAGCGTTCCAGAGGAGATGTTGGCGGCATTGGTAGTGTCAGTCGTTGCAGAGGCCGCAAGGCCCGATACAGCGCCTGCGGCAATGGCAATTGCGGTGTTGGTGACTGAAGTCACACGGCCATAGGCGTCCACCGCAAAAACTGGGACGTTAGAGGCCGAGCCGTAGGTAGCGGCAGTCACGCCAGAAGTACCCAAAGCGATAGTGACGGGGGCCGAGCCTGTGTAGCTGGTTCCGGTCAATCCCGTGCCGATGGTCAACGCATTGGGGTTCGCGGCGGTGATCGTGCCAGAGCCGCCCAAAGAGATTGAGGTTCCGTTGACAGTCAGCGAACTGTTGGCAAGGAAGGCGTTGCTGAACGTGCCAGAGGTCACTTGGCTGGCAGAGATCGCAATCGCGGTGTTGCTGGCACTGGTGATCTGACCTTGAGAGTTGATGGCGATCGTGGGGACGCTACCAGCAATACCGTATGAGCCAGCAGTGACGCCAGTGTTGGAGATGTTGAACGTGGTCGATGGCGACAGGTTCAGGCCAGTGCCAGCAGAGTAAGTGATCGGTGCGGCGAACTGAACAAACACCAGAGCGGTTGTGCCAACGGTGATTGGCAATCCAGTCTGCTGAACCCAAGACGTGTTTCCGTTCGCAGTTCCAGACAACACCAAAATGTAGTCGCCTGCGTCGATCTCGTTGTTCCCAGTGCCGCTGGTGTCGTAATCGGTTGCGCGAGTCAGCACCCAACCTGATACACCAGAGCCAACGCTGGTGACAGTGTAAACACCGTTGTACGCGCCGTTTGTCTGGTTTTTGACCAAAATACGCTGGCCCACTGTTGGGCTACCGCCGTCCACGGAAAGCGTGGAAAATGGCGTGAGTTTGGTTAATGTAGCGCCGACACCAGAAGCGCCGTTACTGTACAAAACCGTACCAAAATCAGCCGTTGTTGCGTAGTTACAAGGCTGGTGGAAGTTGATGCCAGAAGCGATACCGTCAGCGTACAGCTTGTTGACGATGTCAGTGTCGCCAGTTGGGGCGCTGGAAATCGTGCCGCTGGTC